TTATATGTGTCGCTCATTTTCTTTTTTCTCCTCTTTGGTTGTTTCATCGTTTATCAAACCTTGCATTTCCATTAATTTTTGAGGTATACCAGCTTTTAACTGGATTTCGTATAACATTTGTTGAATGTGTGGTGGCACTTCTACCATTCCTTTCGTGTATAATTTAGTTATCTCCTAGTGAAAGGAGGTGGATAATATGTCATATAGTGAATATGAACAGCTTTACTATAAAATTGTTAATGAAGCTGATGAACTATACGGTGGTCAAAGTGAACACTTCAAGAAGAACCTTCAAAAACTTACAGAGAATGCTGATGAAGGTGTTTCCAGTGAAAAGATTTACTCTACCGCTTTACATGAATCACTTGAGTACCAACGAAACTTCATCTTCTTAGAATTAGGTAAGGTTCTCTTTAGTGAAGTCGGAAAATGCCTTAAGTAGTTTTATTCCTGAATCAGGATCACTGTGTCGCTCAATCGTTTCTGCTGTAGACTCTTTACTAAGGGCATGTCGATTGATTACAGGCTTTCTCGTATTTCGTTCAATCTTCCAAACCTTCCACGTCACAACTGCCATTGTGATGAGGAGGGTTGTTTTATATAGTGTGTTCATTTGTTTATGCTCCTTTCGTGTATAATGTTGTTATCAACCTAAGGAGGTGATAAGTATGAAAGCTTGTTTATATCTTTCTAATGATAAATTTGTTGAAATCGATAATTTAGAAAAAGTGATAAAGTCAGGTCATCGCGGAACTGTTGAAATATCAAAAGAAAAAATTAAAAGTTCCTTGTTCACTAATGGCTCATATACTTTTGTTGGAGACAAAATAGTAGCTATCGCTTCAGCTAAAATCGAATTCATAGAATTTATCGATTAATCTCTTTAAGCAACTCTGCAACTGCTCGCAACAGTTCAGGGTTGTTTCTTGTTTCTAAATTACTGTTTGCATGTTTTAGTAAATTGAGTTTTAATTTACTTTTTTCTTTAGCGATTCTAAATTTTTGTAACATTTGTAGTTCCTCCTATTAAGTTGTTTGAGGTGACTCAGAACCACCTCGTGTGGTATAATTGTGTTGTTGATTAAACATGCAATTTCATTTTGTCCAATTGATTTTTTTGACGACGATTTTTGTTGTAAATGTCTACTACTACAAATGGTAGACATTCTTTTTTTGTTTTAAATCCGGCATGCTTCTTATTAATCTCTAAAATAAAACCTTCGTAACCAATGTTCTGAAGTTTTTTAACCAAAAAATTTAAATCCACTTCATGCAGGTATACTTTCAATAATTTAGAGAATCCTCTTAAAATAAATGATTGATAATTCCTTGTATCCTCTCCAAAAGAATCTTTAATTATTTCCAAAACTAAACCTAAGTGGTTAGCACCATTTCCTTTGTATATTGATTGCAACGCATCATAAGCTTTGATGTAGCCTTTTGTTGGTGCGCTTTTTTCATAATCAATTTCCAACCCGACACTTTTTACCGTTTCATCTATAGCTACAGCTACCGGCTCTTTAAATCTAAGTCGTGATTTACCTTTAGAGTTTGCGTTTTTCGAAGGTCTATCATTAACTCCGTAATACATCTCAGCTTCTTCTTCAATAGTTAAGTTTTCGTGCACTGTCGCTTCTATAAATGAAATATTCAATTCTTTCAACGCTTCCACCCTATGTTGACCATCGATGATATAAAATGACCCATCTTTTCTTTTACTAACTACAATTGTGTGTAATTTTTTTGAATCAAATTTATTAACTATCTTTCTTACTTGTCTTTCTTGCACCGGTGATTGATAACTCATATCTGTCTGTAATCTGTGAACTGGTAATTGCTGGTTATACATTTATAAAATCTCCTTTTTCTATAATTTTGTTTAAAGCTTTAGAAGCCTTAACAACTTTTGATAATTCTTCAGCATCTCTTGATTTCAAGAAATTCAAAGTTAACTCTAAATCTTCAATGTTGTTTACCGCGTATAATAAGTTAGAACAGACATTTACTATGTTTGCAGCTACAGCTTCAGACAAAGCTAAATTTGTTTCTGTTTCACTCATAGCTTCAACTTCTGCGTTCATCCGTTCTCTTCGATCTACTACTGTCGTTTGAGGTTTTTCTTTTGTTGTCGCTTTCACTTTATTTGCCTCATTTTGCTTTTCTTTAGCACGAAGTTCATCATGCGCTTTGCGAATACTTTTTTTACCTTCATCAACTTCTTTTATCGTTTCTTCGTCTGCGTTTTCATAGATGTATTTAGCTCTTGCATATGTTCGTCCACTGCCAAAACCAGAAGCCTTACCGACGATATCTCGAGTTTCTCCTTTCCGTTCCGGTCCTTGGTCCGTAACGGTGTCTTTGTTTTGTTTTAGCTTAGAAGTCTTTCTATCTTTAGCTTTTTTAGCTTCAATTCTTTCTAATTGTTTCGCGTAATCCATTCTTTCTGAATAAGTAAAAGCTTTTCGCTCTTCATTTTCACTAATTTCTATTTTGAGTTGATGTTCATAATCTTCTACGGACATAACCCTCACTTCTATTTGCCTATAATCAAGTTTCTTCATAGCTTTTAATCTTCGTTCTCCAGCTATTAATTCATAATCCGGCGTGACAACCGGCGGATTAATTAAACCCCTGTCTTCAATATCATCAGCAAGTGATGTTATATCTCCGTAATCTTTTCTTATGCGTTTGCCGACAGTTACCTTATTGATATCTATAAGCATTTAATTTACCTCCTTTTAAGATGTTTGTTTTTCTTCGACTAAAACGTATTTAAAATACGATTCATCTTTTAAAAAAATAATCTCATCAATAGAGATATCTAATGTCTTAGCAATTCTAAAAGCATCTCTAGGTTTAATCATTTCTGGGTTGTTTTCCCAAATGTTATAAGTAGACGGCGAAATGCCAAGTTTTTCTGCGAAAGATGACTGGGTGTAACCTTTTCGTTTTCGCCATTCATCTAACTTCAAACTATGTTTGATGTAGTTCATTTTTTTGCCTCCTTGTTAAATTCTGACTAAAGTATATCGTAATTAAAATGCGATTGCAAGTGTTTTTCGTAATTATTTTTAAAAATTACGTATTTTTATTTTGTTAAATCGTATTTTAAGGGTTGCAATTACGATTTTTCATAGTATAATAAAAGTGTAAAAAACATTATATATAAGGAAGGAAAACAAAATGGCTTTCAAAAATTCCATAAAAGAAATCAGATTGAACAATAGATTGTCTAAAGTTGAGATGGCTAGAAAATTAGATGTTTCCGAAGGTACTATAAGAATGTGGGAAAGTGGAAGAACTGAACCTAGAATGGGTATGGTCGAAAAAATTTCAAGTTTGTTCAATGTTTCTAAAGGTTATCTCTTAGGAGAAATTGAAGAAATTGTTTTACCAGAATTTGATAGCGAAATCGAGGTTCCATATTTCGGTAAAGTTTCTGCTGGAAATTTCGAGGAAGTTGCAATTGATAACGAAAAATTAAAAGTTCCACCATTTGCTTTTAACGGTCGTAAACCTAGCGAATGTATAGCACTAAAAATAAATGGTGATAGCATGAATAAAATACTCGCTAACGGTTCTTATATAATTGTCCATGATTATAGAAAGTCTTGTGATCATAAACTTAACAGCAATGACATCCTTGTATTACGTCTAGGTGGTGAATATACAGTTAAGCGTGTGAGACGTACTGAAACAAAACTACATTTAGACCCAGTAAGCTATTCAGATGAATTTAAAACTAATTCTTACGATTTAGATTCTATTGATGAAATCGAAGTGATAGGCAAAGTTATTTATAACTATCGAATTTTTGATTAATAGCGCCTATGTGGCGTGAGGAGGATGAGGGATGGAAGAGAACGCACCTTTAGAAACAGCAGTTAATAATTTTAAAAAGATTCAAAATAGCGAGATTTACAAATTTAAATATATGAATTCATGGTGTCTTGAATATTCAGAGTTTTTATTGGATGAAGTTAGATTGTTAAAAGAAAACAAAAGTTACACCAGATATAAAAAAGGCACTATAATTTATGTAAAGTTAGGTGTTAATGTTGGCAGAGAGTTTTCTGGAAACCATTTTTGTATGGTACTTAATAATCACGATTCAAATAAAAATCCAATATTAACGGTAGTTCCACTTACATCTTCCAGAAGTAAATTCAATGTGCATATCGAAGAAGATTTGTTACCTTTAGTATTGGAAAAAATGGACGTAACGGGTAAGGATTTAGCTAAAAAAATCATGAACAATCTTGAAAAGGTGTCAAAAGCAGAAAACCCATACGATCAAAAATTACTTGATGAAAACAAATCGCTGAATGACGACTTCAAAAAATATTCGAAGGTTCGCAAAAGATATGAGCGATTCAAGTATAAAAAGACCTATGCTAACGTTTTAAATATCACTACAATCAGCAAGGATAGAATATCGAAAATTAATAGGTATGACCCTGCCGGAGAAATATCATATTCAAAAGAAACAGTAGATAAAATTGAAAATAGTATAAAAATTAGATTTCTTAGTTAAATCGCTTGAACTACACTCTCTTTGATGGTATATTACATATATACAAAACAAGCCGCTGAAATATTTGCGGCAAGCTTCAAATTAGACAAGTCGCTGAAATATTTGCGACATGAGAGGGTGCATCTGCGCTCTCTCTTTTTTTATACAATTTTCACGGGTAGCCCGCCTACCCTTATTATTTTTTGCCAATTTTGAGGAGGGAGCACATGAAAGTAGCAATTTATACTAGAGTGAGTACACTTGAACAAAAAGAAAAAGGACACTCTATCGAAGAACAAGAAAGAAAATTAAGAGCTTACAGCGACATAAACGACTGGAAAATTCATAAAGTATATACTGACGCTGGATACTCCGGAGCTAAAAAAGACAGACCCGCTTTACAAGAAATGTTGAATGAAATAGATAATTTTGATTTGGTTTTAGTCTATAAACTAGATCGATTAACTCGAAGTGTTAAAGACTTACTAGAGATACTAGAATTGTTTGAGAATAAAAACGTGTTGTTTAGGAGCGCAACAGAAGTATATGACACAACTTCTGCTATGGGACGTTTGTTCGTAACATTAGTAGGTGCTATGGCAGAGTGGGAGCGTACTACAATTCAAGAGCGTACTGCAATGGGTCGACGCGCATCAGCTAGAAAAGGGTTAGCTAAAACTGTCCCTCCTTTCTATTACGACAGAGTAAACGATAAATTTGTGCCTAATGAATATAAAAAAGTATTACGATTTGCAGTAGAAGAAGCGAAAAAAGGTACTAGTTTAAGAGAAATAACTATAAAATTGAACAACTCTAAATACAAAGCACCCTTAGGTAAAAACTGGCACAGATCAGTTATAGGCAATGCTCTAACGAGTCCGGTAGCTAGAGGTCATCTTGTTTTCGGTGACATATTCGTCGAAAACACCCACGAAGCTATTATAAGTGAAGAAGAATACGAAGAAATAAAATTAAGGATAAGTGAAAAAACTAACTCTACAATCGTAAAACATAACGCTATTTTCAGAAGTAAACTATTATGTCCAAACTGTAACCAGAAATTGACTTTAAACACAGTCAAGCATACGCCTAAAAATAAAGAAGTTTGGTATTCTAAACTATACTTTTGTTCTAACTGCAAAAATACTAAAAATAAAAATGCATGTAACATCGACGAAGGCGAGGTTTTAAAACAATTTTACAATTATCTAAAACAATTTGATTTAACATCATATAAAATCGAAAACCAACCTAAAGAAATAGAAGATGTCGGCATCGATATTGAAAAGTTGCGAAAAGAACGCGCTAGATGTCAAACACTTTTTATAGAAGGTATGATGGATAAGGATGAAGCTTTTCCAATAATAAGTCGTATTGACAAAGAAATACATGAGTATGAAAAGCGCAAGGATAATGATAAGGGTAAGACTTTTAACTATGAGAAGATTAAAAATTTCAAGTATTCATTGCTAAACGGCTGGGAATTAATGGAAGGTGAGTTAAAAACTGAATTCATAAAGATGGCAATCAAAAACATTCATTTTGAATATGTAAAAGGAATTAAAGGGAAGCGCCAGAACTCATTGAAGATTACGGGTATAGAGTTTTATTAA